ACCTTGTGAATAAAATAGGAATAAATTATGTATGAACAAAGAAATTTTATGATTTTTTCAACTTCCGAAACAGGAAGTATTGATTTCTCAGAAGTATTAGAAACTTCAGCTCAAACATTAAGATTGAGTGTTGATGGTTCAAAATCATTCGTAAAATGGGATGGTGAAACTATACCAACTTCAGTAGATAGTTTAACTACAAAAGAAGGCCCATATACTTATGAAGAAATTGTAACTATATTAACAGGTTCAGAGTGGGTTCATCTAGATCCTACAGATGATTTAATTTAAAGATTAGATAATGGCTGGGATAATCGCATCAAAAATAGTAACAGATGGATTAGTATTATCATTAGATGCTGCTAATAAAAAATCATATCCTGGTAGTGGAACTACAGTTGCAGATTTATCAGGAAATAGTGATAGTACATTAATTAATGGGCCAACATTTGATACTACGTATGGTGGGGCTTTTGATTTCGATGGTTCTAATGATAGAATAAACACCCCAATAACGGCTCCAAATTGGGCAGATGTACCATTTACTATTCAATTATGGACTTCTGATTGCACAGCAAATGATAGTGTGTTTATAATGGGTAGTGATGGTGCATCTAATAATTTTGGATTTGTAGGGGCGTATTGGGCGAGTTTAAACAGAATATTTTTTTATTGGAGAGCAAGTAACCCAATTACTCTTAGTCTGTATATAACAGTACCTCATGATAGAACTGCTCCTAACAATATATGTGTAACATTTACAGGTGTTGGGGGTGTAAATACCACCACAATAAAGGATAACACAACTGTTTATTTTAATGGCATTAGTCAGTCATTTACTACAGGTGGAGGGGCAGGTCATCCTTATAACTCCAGATTACAACTAGGTGGGGGTAATTACCCATTAAATGGTAAAATACATAACACATATTATTATAATAGAGCATTATCTGCCGAAGAAGTTTTACAAAATTACAACGCAACAAAAAATAGGTTTATATAAATGGCATTTCATTATTCACCAAAAATAGTAACAGATGGTCTAATATTCGCAGTTGACGCAGCTAATAAAAAATCATATCCAGGTTCTGGAATAACTATAACCGATATAGGCGGTAACGAGAATACAGGAACACTAACTAATGGCCCTACATTTGACTCTGGGGATGGTGGAAGTATTGTTTTTGATGATACAAATGATTACATAACGTTTGGAAACACATCTACTTTAAATTTCGAATGGAACGACCCCCATAGTATAGAGGTTTGGTTAAAACGTTCTAATAGTGGTAATTCATACATAGTAGGAAAAAATGAAAGTAGTGGTAATTATAGAGGTACTGAATTTACGTTTAGTAGCGTTAATCTTATACAATATGTTATTCGTAATAGCAACACTACAGGTACAAGAATATTTTCACGAAGTACAGGTACTTATAATGATGGTGAGTGGCATCAATTTGTAGTAACCTATGATGGTTCTGGAACTGCAGGTGGTATAGGTATTTACGTTGATACTGTATCAGATGTCAACGTAGTTGATACTGGTAATATAACAGGTGGGATAACTTCAACTGCAAACGCGGTTATAGGTGCTAGAAATGGGGTTGCAAATTACTTTGGTGGTAATATAGCAATAGTAAAATACTATAATAAGGTGTTAACTTCAGCTGAAATCCTACAAAATTACAACGCAACTAAATCAAGGTTTGGATTATGAGTACAGTAGGCGGCCCTAAACAAGTAAACGATAATCTAATATTTTCATTAGATGCAGCAAACCCAAAATCATATCCCGGAACAGGAACTACTTGTAGTGATTTGAGTGGTAATGGTAATGATGGAATATTGACAAATGGACCTACATTTAATTCATCAAATGATGGTATATTTAATTTAGATGGTGCTAATGATTATTTGAGTATCACTATGTCACCCACAATTAGTTTTACTAATACTGATAATTTTACTATGGAATTATGGGTAATTAAAACAGGTACACCTGCTAGTGGTAATGTTAATGGGTTATTTTTGACACAAGGGACTGGTCGATTCGGAATGGATTATTATTTCGGAGCTAATCAGCTTAGAGCTGGTATTAGAAACACAGCCAACGGTCAATATACAACTACATTTGCTACAACTTTAGAGGGTTGGCATCATTGTGTATTTACTTATGAAACAGAAAATACATCAGGTATGAAACTTTATACTCAAGGCATATTAAGAAGTTCAAGAACTACAGTAGGTTTAAGTGATTTTACATCTACAGGCCAATTTCGTATAGGTGCTACTTATGCATTGGGGGGTACTATTAAATATTTAATAGGTGATATTTCTAACGCACGAATGTATAATAGAGCACTTACCTCACAAGAAGTCCTTCAAAATTATAACGCAACAAAATCAAGATTTGGATTATAATAAAATTTTCATTATAATAAAGAAAAAGAATACTAGTTATGTCCGAAACTAAAATTGAAGAACATGTTGACCTAATTGCAACTCGTATTCCGCCGGGTGATAATTGGGAACTAGTAATTGATAAAGGCAATCTTATTGAAGGTTTAGTTCAAGCACTCACTACCTATATGCGAAAGACTGAATTCAACGGGCATTATCGTCTCGAACCATTAAATGGTAAATTGTTTGCAATCAAAGAAATAGAAGTAGAAATACAAAAACCAAAACCACAGACGTGGGATTTATATGGAGAATCATAAATGAATGAAAAAAAATTAGAAAAACAACACGTTACTGAAATTGAACAACTTAGAACGAAATTTTCTGAAAATAACGCGGAAATTGCATTAGCTACAAAAGAAATTCATGCAATGAAACAACGGGCAGAACAATTAGAAACATATCAAGAACAGCTTCTACAACAGTTCCAAACTCTACAAACTCAGGAATCGGAACTAGTAAATAAACTTAAAGAACATTACGGTGAAGGACGAATTGATCTAGAAAAAAGCGTATTTATCTCTGAATCATAAGTTTGGCAAAAAACATTCATATTTATAATAAACTAACAAGGAGATAATCAATGGCTGAAAGAATTGTATCGCCCGGTGTATTTACCGAGGAAAAAGATCAATCATTTCTTCAAGCTGGTGTTTCTGAGATTGGAGCTGCAATTGTCGGGCCAACCGTAAAAGGCCCTGCTTTAATTCCAACTCAAGTAACATCATTTCAAGAATTCGAAAACATTTTCGGATCATATTCAGAAGAAACATACGTACCATTTGTGGTACAAGACTACTTGCGTAATGCAGGAGTAATGACAATAACAAGACTATTATATGAAGATGGATATCAATTAGACAATGGTCTATTAGGTATTGTTGCAACATCTGCTTCTGCAGAATATGTAACTCACGTATTACACCCATCTCGTCCGGTATCAACCGTAGGTGCAGGAAATGATATATTTGAAGATGCTGTACTAGACGATGCGGGATCTGGATCATTTTCACTTAAGTTGTCTGGTTCGTATGCATTTGATTCAAATGTATCAAGAGCAGATGATTTTTATGTAGAAGGTGCTAACATATCAGGATCTATCGTATCAACAACTAATAGCTATCTAACAAAAATTATTGGTGCAGACTCAAAAACAAATTCATATCCTGCTTATGTAATATATGAGAATACGGGAGCATCTGCACTATTTAATAATTTAGGTGATGTTACACTTAAATTAGTAAAAGCAAGTACATTTGAAGCAGAACAAGACTATCAGACTGCAGTAACACCATGGATTACATCTCAAAAGATTTCTGGTAATGCGAAGAATTTGATTAAGTTTCATACTATATCACATGGTACGGCTACAAACCACGAAGTAAAGATTGGTATTAGAGATGTTCGAGTAGCATCAGAAGTTGCAGATCCAAATGGGTTCGGAACATTTACAGTTGAAGTAAGAAGAGTTAATACTAATAATATTATAAATTCTCCATATTCATCTGACGATACTGACGCTCGACCAGAAATCATAGAATCATATACTAATGTGAATTTAGATCCATTATCTCCACGTTACATTGCAAGAGTGATTGGTGATCAATATCAAACATCAAATGCAAGCGGCAAAATATTTGTTAATGGAGATTATCCAAACATTTCACAATATATTAGAGTTGAAGTAGATGCAGGGGTAAAAGATCGTACAAATGACAAAACGTTAGTGCCATTTGGGTTCCGTTCATTAGTGTCACCAATTCCAAATATTTCTGGTTCTGTTAATTTAGAAGCTTCTTCATATGTAACTTCTCAGACTGTAAGTACTCAGTTTAGTAACAGAAACTATCATGGATTTGACTTTACAGATACACATAACTTGAACTATTTAGCTCCATTGCCAACAACGGGAGCAACGACAGGTAGTAATGCAGACTTTTATTTGGGTGACGTATCACAAGCAGCAGAAGCAGGCTTTCCTACTTTGTCTACCGCATATAGTGGTTCGTTAGAATCAGCACTTACAGCTGACACATTTACAACCAATGTAAGTATCAATACACGTAAATTTATTGTGCCATTGCAAGGAGGATTTGATGGAGCTAGACCTAACTTACCCAAATTGATTGGTGGTTCAATAACTGCTAATAACACATTCGGGTTTGATTGTTCGGGTGCATCAACAACTGGTACTACGGCTTATAAGAAAGCGTTTGCCGCACTGTCAAATACAGATGTATATGATATTAATATGTTAATAACGCCAGGTATACTTGAATCATTACACCCCTCAGTAACCTCTGCGGCTAGAACATTAGCAGAAGACAGACAAGATACATTTTATGTAATGGATTCTAATGCATTGACTGACAGTATTTCAACTGTTACTAATACAGTTAATAGTATTGATTCAAATTATTCTGCAGCATATTACCCATGGGTAAGAATTATTGACATAAGCAGAAATATCCCAATTTGGGTACCTGCTTCAGTAGTAGTACCAGGAGTATTGTCATTTAATGACGCAGTAGCTGCTCCATGGTATGCACCAGCTGGTTTGAATAGAGGTGGATTGACACAAGCTATTGATGTTTATTCTAGATTGACACAGGCAGAGCGTGACACTTTATATGAAGCAAGAACAAATCCAATTGCAACATTCCCAGGACAGGGTATTTGTATTTGGGGACAAAAAACACTTCAAGCACGCCCATCTGCATTAGACAGAGTAAATGTAAGAAGATTGCTTATCACGGTTAAGAAGTTTATTGCTTCTTCAACAAGATATTTAGTATTCGAACAAAATACTGCTG